TCTTGATCCTCCTTATTCTCTTGACCTTTGTCGTCGGTCGGTTTAACATCCTTATGTTCATCGAGCGTGGTCAGCTGCATAATCTGACACTCCGCTTTCACGCCCTTCCAGCCGTTGATATAGCATACCAACTTATGCACACGCTTCAGCAGGTCGTGCGTCGGTTTGTTCAGCAGCTGGACGATCATGTACAACTCGCGCTTATCAGAGCCGGAGTTGTTGGACTGCGACTTGCCGGGTACCGAGCCGACCAGGTTCGGATGAACGCCCATGACGAAGCACTCCATAATCATCGCCTCCACATGATCCGATGCCCAATCGCCACCTTCCTTGCTCGATTCGAGGTTAGTGATGGTGATATGCGGCACGACCTTGCCGGTACCGGGATCGGTATAAGCGCCGCTGAAGATAGCACGGCCGGAGTTCTCGGCTCCCGTCAGGAACTCGATGATCTCCGTTTTCTTCTTGGTCACGAAAGCGGCTTGCTCTTTCTCGTCCGTGATACCGGCCAACTCGAACTGCTCTGCCCAGAACTCCGGACTGATGGTGATGATATACTTGAGAGGCGCAGCGTTCTTGAGCTTACTGTATTTGCCCAAAGCGATGAGCTTCTTGATATCGTACCACTTACCCCGGAAGAGCGAACCGTAGTACGGAATCGGATAATAGGTGTTATCCGGAGTCGGCATGCGGGTTACCAAAGCGAACTGGGTGTAGCCTGTGCGCTTCTTGGTCTCCGTCTCCTTCAGCAACTCACTGAGATCCGTGAACGGGTCTTGCATATCGAGCAGCGGGTAACGCTGTACCTCACTCGGATCCGGCTTCTTACTGTCACGCCATTGGGCATAATAGATATACCGGCGACCACCCTTATCCGGAGAGATACGGCAGTACATCGCAGGCAGACGCTGAATGGAAGCAATCTTAGCTGCCTTTGTGTCACGGTTGAGCGTAAGCAACGCCACCGTCCACTGCCAGAACTTCATATCCGTACACATACCGAGGTGGAACGCGGACAGATCATTGACCAGGGTGAAGTGCTCCACCTCATCCTTGATGGTCTGATCAGCGTCTTCCGGAACAACGTACTCCAGACCGGCAGCGTAACAATTCTTGATGTTGTGCTGCTGGCATGTGTTCAGAGTCTCGTCCTCCTCAATCTTATCGAGAATCTCGTAGGGAATATCGTTCGTCGTACCCCACGGCATATACTCCCAGCCGTTGCTCAGCTTCTCCGGCTTGATACGTTCCGTTGTGCTGTCTTCCTTCCAGATCTGCTCCTTGGACGGCTTGAAGGCAGCAATGAGGCTGCCGTTATTAGTTTCGAATTGAATTAAATCGTAATCTACTTTAACCATGGTACACCTTGTTTAATTTCGAGTGCAAAGGTACACACGTACGCACGGGAGCGAAAAGGACAGGGTCGGTTTGATACAAAAAAAAGCAGGGCGCTAACCCTGCTTTTCTTTTTTGATAATCTGCATAAAGACGAGGTGATTGAAACGCCACATTTGCCAATACTCCTCACACTCTTTTGCCAACTCCACACCCTCGGAGCTGCTGATGAACTCCAAATGTGCCATAATTCTGCCGCTGTGCTCCAGCAACTCATTCAGCTGCTCAACACGGCAAGCCTCCAGTAACTCTTGAATTGTAACCATAACTCAATAACTTTTATAAATTTTACTATTACGCGACGAGAGCAACGCATCCAGCTCACGCTCTTGCTTACGCTCACGCTCAAACTCAGCCAACATTGCACGGACTTCCATATCGATACGACCACCGGTATTGTACATCTGCTCTACCTGCCAGCACTCACGCACCTCTGCCATGCTCAAACGAGGAATACTCGTACTTACTACCTTTTTAATCTCCTCCACTACCTCCGGAAGGGCTTCAAAATCAAATTCTAACTGCTTCATATCTCTGAGCGATTTACTATGTTGATAACTTGTTAACATCTTCTGTAATTTATTGATTTACGCTACAAACCCCAATGGGCTCCAGTGCTAAAACAAGGGAGGAGATGACGGAAGCTCCATTGTGTACCAAAGGAGGGTATTACCTTTGTAGCGGAAACGATAAATAGAAGAGGGGAACAAGCAACAAAAAACCGCTCCCCAAGATGAGAAGCGGAATTTAATGAAGCCCTCCGGAGAGGTGGACCCCACGTGCCGTTGGCATGTATTAGCCCGCCACCGGACGCACGTCTATCGAGATTGAATACTTTTGACCGTCGATAGCCGTACAAGTGGCGGTTATCGCTTGGCGCCCTTCAGGGTCGGCAACGACAGAATAGCCGGGGCACTGAGCGTTTGATTTCGTGATCATGTTCGCTACATCATAAAGGAAGCGAACCATACCCTCATGGGTCGGCGGTACGGAAGGAAGATTGATTAACATAAGATACCTCCTTTCATACCGAGCATTGAAACAGTGAAAATACCTTCCGGAAGGACGAGAGACATCTGGGTTCCGTACTGGTCAACCTCTGCAGAACCGACGAGGCTGCGGGTCCGACCGATAGAGTTGGCGAGAGAGAAAAGAAAACTCTTCACCTTAGCAGCGTCGATACGCTTGCCTTCAATCTGAATTGATTCAGCCATAACTTGATTATTTAGACATTAAATATAAAGCACCGAAGCTACCCGCTGTCTAACCTAATCAAAAGGGTTGCTAGCCATTACGGCTTCGCACGGGGCTTCGGTGTTAAATGCAAAACTCAATCCCGGCTACAAAAAAAAGGTCGCACGCTTGCGTACCCTACCACCGGTACCCTCTTGATATTTTAGTTAGACGGTGCAAAAGTACTGCTTTTTTTCGAACTGTGCAAATTTTTGAGCAACTTTTTACACAAAAAGTGCATTTTTCTCCAAATAAGCCTCTTTTGGCACACCTAACTTGCTGATTTCACCGAAAATTAGCTTTCAAAAATAGGCTTATTCGGTAGCATTTCTAAATTTTTTCCCGCGATATTAGAGTGAGAAGTGCCGAAAAATCAAAGGGGTCACAGGGGAAGATTGCAAAAATCTTCCCTTGTTTACGTCTATCGACCCCCCGCCCTGCCTGCGCCGCGCTCGCTCCGAGAGCGTTTCAAAAAAGCGGAATATGCAGCGCACTTCTCCGAGAGAGGGCACGAGTCTCCACGCGGGCACAAGGGCTTGAGCGAGGGCTATGAGTTCGCACGAGGGCATAGGTTCGGCATAGGGCACGAGTTCGGGAAGGCTATGGGTCTGCACATAACAAGAGCGCACCGCTTCCCAGCGGCACGCTCCCCACACATAAAACTTAACCTTAACTATGAACTCAAACAACCAAACCATCACGGCGGCGGTATTGCGCTTCTATGCTTCCTCGTTCGGGGGCGGGTCAGACGGCGATGCCTTGCGGCTCTTGCCCTTACCGATAGAGACCTTGGTCTTGCCGTGCTCGAACTTAGCGCCGAGACCCCGGACGGTAGCATCCCATGCAAAGAAGATAGCGATGACTACAGTGACCAGTCCGAACCCTTGAATGACTGACGGATGTATCTCACCCGGCGGTGGAATACAGATACCCGCGATTAACAGCCCTGCCCCTATGAATGCCAGCACTATGGCTGCCCATGCTTGCAGGGTGGCTTCCTTCATACGCTTGATGAAGTTCTGCGCTGGAGTAGAAATAACCTTTTTCATATCAATTATATTTATTCAACGATTCAAAGGATGTGCTGCAGATCCCGACGAACTGGTTACGGATCGAGCGCGCCATAAAGTCTTTCATGTTCATACACGAGGCGAACCATTTTGTGCTGAACCACTTGCGCCGCTCACGGAACTTACGCTCACGCCCGGACTTGGTCTCTTCACCTATATCACCCGGATTGCCACGGTACTTCTCTCGACCTGTACCGAAGTCCTGGAATATACCATACTCCGGAAAGGTGAAGTGCAACGACAGTTCCATGTACTGGCCGTCGTGCTTGACGGGGAAGAACCGGAGGGAATCATAGAGGTGCGGTTCATCGGCGCGGGTCTTACGGCGTGGGGTCTCATAGACTCCGAGCTTCTGGATCCGCTCCTGCCAGATTTGCGTCATGGTAGTGTTCCATGCCTCGACGTACTTAGCTCGCTCCTCTAATGATTGTTCCTCGTTCATGACAATACTATTGCATCATTCATCTCCGTATCACAATACTTGAACTTCATCTCGAATGTGAGCGGAGTATTGGGTTCTGTGGACTTGGGTAATTTATACTCCTCGATAGATACTGCGTGTGTCCCGTCCACAGTAATAGGAAGTGACTCACTCTGGGTATAGGATACTGAACGAGCCTGACACAAAGAAAGCAGCTGCTTGTACATACCGGCAGGGAGTGCGCTGGTCTTGATCGACATATCCAGTTGATGCTCGATATCATATCGCTGCAGCACCTTATCCTGTTGCGCGGTCTCAAACTCGGTCTTTGGGTTCGACTCAAAGGACGCAGGGATATCGATATGCTCTAACACATTGAACACATTCCGGAAGGAAAAATGCTCTCTCTTATCCGCATCGACGAAATAGATATCCATTGTGCGGTAGCCGAACTCAACATGCGCATGAATACATGTTCCTTTCTGAATTACCAAATTATTCAAGCCGACAGATGTAGATTCTGTGCTTGTATCTGTCGTGCCATCCGCATAGGTTCGGGTAATGGTGGCTGAGCCTGCAGCACTTGCGTAATACGGTAAATGGAAATACGTGCCACCCATCACATACACACTCTTATATGGCATAAGGAACCAACTGCTCACAACCTCATCAGCGGTGCGATATACCGGGATGCGCAATTTGGATCCGTGATACAAGACATCGAGAGATTTACTCCACGTACCGGACTGTTCCGGATCTGTCAGATCGAACTTCATACTGACCGTAGCCACAGTCAGATTATTAAGCTGCATGTAAGCTCGCACCGACTCTTCAAGACCACTAAACAACCAGATACTATTTTCTTTCCGACCTGCAACCTCACCAATAATTGTATCATTGCCTATCTTAGCCCACGTCAAATAAGCCACCGTGACAGTAGACGGTATGCTGAGCTTCTCTTCTATCTCACTCAAAAATATCATAACTTATAAATTTGTTGCAAATTTATGGGTATAAAAGCGGGAGCGAAAAAGACAGACGCTAAATCATCACTTCGCAGCCGTTAATCTTTATCACGAGGATGTCTCGGATGGTGCGGATCTCGCCGGACGCAAGCATCTTGATCCGGCGCGTTCCCTTATATTTATCGAACTTCAAACCGATGCAGTTATTGAGTTCGAGCAGACGGCCATCCTTTGCGAGGACGACCAGATCGACCGGCTCAGGCTTCATGAGCATGTCGGCCATTGTACTTATGTGAATAGGTCTTGGCATAGCTTTGACTTGAATAGTTCTGACAGCGGAACGGAGTGGAACTGCAGCAGGTCGTTGAACGATGCTTCCAGCGTGGCGTAGATCTCCGGGGCGGTAGTGACTACGGCGCACTCGTGACGGTTGCCACGGGTGAGGTTCTGGCTGGTGATGATGGCGACGCGCAGATCCGGCGACTCGATGAGGATAAGTTTGGAATGGTTGTCGGCCAGGAAGCACTTATCGATGGTCTGCACGATGAACGGCCACAGACGCAGCGTCTTGTTAGTGGCTTTGTGATCGAGCAGCAGCTGGATATCGCTGACCTTGCCGGACTGCCGTATGTGGTAGAGTCTCCGGATGAACTCCTCCGATATCGAGAAGGACGTTTGCCGGATGGTTGCCTGTCCGGTCATCTGGACCAGGCACCACTCTACCACATCGGCCACCTGCAGCTGGTTCGACAGATACGCCTGCATAGGACATTCCGAGAGAGGCCGTAAAACGCTGTCAACTGTTTTACTCTGCATTCTCCGGAGCTACATACTCATCGTACTTCTGCCAATTAGCACGGTAGCGGGTATCGAGATCGATTATCTCCTTGACGAACGGATAGCGGTCGCCATCCGGGCAAGAACTCTGCGGGCCGTTGATGATGACCAGCAGCTGCGCACGGTTGTGACGCATTTCCTGCATAAGGTGCAGGTTCTCTGTATAGCAAGCCTGAATGTCTTCCGGCAGGCTGTCATGATCCTTGCGCTTACCGGAGCGAAAGGGCTCGGTGCGCTGAAGCCTCCGCTCTTCCGGTTGTTTGGGGTTGCCGGGCACGGGAGCATCCAGCTTGTGCTTCTTGGTGATCTTCTCCACCTCTGCGCTCATCCGGACCACATCCTCGTGGGTCTTTTTGGCGAGGCGCATGGGCAGGTACTTCGACAACTGGTACTCGACCATCGGACCGAAACGCTTCGGGAAGCGCTCATAGTTACCGGCGAGCAAGAGGTTATGCGTCATGCGGCGAACCAGCATCGCGCCGGTGGCCACGTCTCGTTTCTCGGCAGGGGTATTGAGCCATTCCTGCAACTGAACTGTTAATTTCTCTTCCATATTACTATTGGTTATCTACACCGACGAAACAAATAAGGTTTTTGCCCAGGGGCGCGAGCAGTCGGTTCATCGCGCCGAGGGTGCTGCCGGTAGTCACAAAGTCATCAAAGACTATCAGATTATTCTCCGGCGGTAGGAAGCCGAGTGTGAAGTCCACACCGATGCGCTGCTTTGTCCTGGCAACGGCCACATCATCATAGTAGCGACACCCGAGGTGTTCTGCTAATGACGCTGCCACCATGCAAGCAAAGTTGCGCTGCTTGTGTCTCCGGCGCGGAGTGGTGATCACGGCGAACCCTCCCTTATCGAGGTTTTCGCCCAACACACTCCGGATGACGGGGACGAGGCGGTTGACGAACAGCGGCACCATGTCATCATTGGCTTTGATCTCCGCCAGCGTCTGACCCTTGACGGTGCGCTTCCACACGGCTATCACCCGCAGACCTACCTTGGGGAACATGTGTACATGCTCTTCAGACAGGTCACACCGGGCGAGTTCGGCACTATCGGCGTGCCAGGCTTTGCGCGGACCACCCTCCGCAAAGAGGTCCTTTCCGGCATACTGCTCACCGATAGAATGCAAAATGTCGGAGAGCGGAGCCTGCTGTATAGACTCCAGACTCTCCGACATCGATGGGCACTGTTCTATGACAGGTTCAAAGAGCATCAGTCTCCGGAACCGCTACCCTGCGGGTTGACTGTTCCTTCCTCGGTCTCGATCTCGCCCTCGTAGAACGGAGCGGGGATGAGGTCGCCTGCCTCGACGTTGATGGTCGTGCTGGCGGTACCGGTGAAACCTTGACCACCGTCCTGGTTGACGGTTACCTTGGTCTGAGACATCTCACTACCCGTGACACGATACTTACCGTCGGCGTCCTGCGAGATGCAGACTACATCCGAGTTGTTGAGGTAAGCAGCCAGCATGGTAGCTTCCTCTTTCGTACCCGGGTGAACACCGGTAAGCTTGTTGAGTTGGGTCTGGCTCGGAGCCTCACCTTGCGGCTCGGACGTGATACCCGACTTATCAACGAGGATGTCAAAGTAGTGGAACTTCTTACCTTCCTTCAGCTCGAACGAACCTACGTACTTCGACTGGGTAGGACGGCCATCAGCGGCACCCGGAAGGGTCGGCCACTTGCTGATGTGGCTCTTGTGGGTGTAGTACACACGGCGACGGATACCCGGCAGCACGGTACGACCTTCACACCACTCTACAGAAGCCTCCAGTGGGCTACAAGAATTGTTTGCAGACATATTCTTTAGATTTTAATGATTAGACAACTGGCACCCCGCCGACCGGAGCCGGCAGGGTACGTTAACTTAGTTACCGGAACCGGATCCGCTTCCCTCTTCACCGGCCATCTCGATAACGAGCAGACGGCGTTTGTCGATGGACTCGAACTCAACACCGAAGAACATCGTAGCGATGAACTCAAGCGTGAACGCGCTGAAGCGAGCAACCTCGATATCCTCCAGGTTCGACATCTGGTCCACACCGATAAGCATGTTCTGCTTGGTGGAGACGTGGATGTACTTCGAACCGGCCTTGGAGGTCAACGGTACGATCTGACACAAACCGTCCGAACCCTCGAGAACTTTCTGCTCGAAGCCCTTAACCCACGGCGTAGCGTTGTGGATGAGGCTGTAAGCGTCCTCGTAAGCCTCCAATACGGAGCGCGGTACATACATGATGGTCTTCTGACCCTTCAGCACATCGCTTGCCTTGCGGTATGCGTTCTTGAGCACGTCAACGGCATTCAGAGACGAGATCTCCGTATCCAGTTTGACGTAGTTACCCTTCGACGCTGCGATATTACCGGCGGTAATCTCGTTGGTCGTGATGGTATCCCAACCGTTGAACAGATCATTGGTGGTGGTACCGTTCGGGTTACGAACTGCACTCCACAATGCGAGGTTGAGTTTCTCAGCCAGAGACTTACAGATATCGATAAGCATCTGCTTAACGATGTCCGCGTTCTTTTGGCCTTCGCCCTTGGTGTCGGCGTTCTGACCGATCGGGAGCAGAACAGCGGTGTTCGGCTCGAACTCGTGATCTACGGCACCCATAAAGGTCTCGAGCTCACGGAACGCGATCTCGATATCCTTTCCGGACTTCATATCACGCTTGTACGGAGCGAACTGAGCATCAACGTTGGTCGTGCCGACACGCTCTTTACCGCGGATATTGCTTCGAACCGTAACGTACGGCAGAATCTCGTCGATACCGATGACGATCATCGCAAGGAACTCCTTACGATACTTGATGGCAGCCTTTTGATACTCGGCAAGCTGCGCACCTGTGACTTTTCCTACTGACATGGTTTGAAAAGAATTGATTGTTTAACAATAGCGATTATGCCTCGCCGTTCATCATCTTGCGAGCACGAGAGAACGCGGCATACATCTGTTCCTGCGGAGACTCCTCGGCTTCCGGCGCTTTCGTACCGTTGTCGATTACCTCCTGGGTCTTGGCAGCGGGCATTGCCTCCAACTCCTTGATGCGGGCATCCTTCGCGTCGATAGCAGCCTTTTGGTCTGCGATCTGTTTCTCCAGATCCTGAATCTTGGTGTCTTTGTCCTTACCTGCTTTGTCGGCATCAGCCAGAGCCTTCTCCAACGCATCGAGCGCCGGTTCCTCCAACGGATACTTGCCTTCCTCGTTTGCCTCGGGCAACGTGGATTGAATGGCAGCCAGTATGGCAGCCACAAACACAAGGTTTTTCTTCATAACAGATTGAATTGGATTAGTATTTTCTTTTACCGGAGGTGCTGCAGCAGCTACCGGAGCGGACTCCGTGGTGCTGCGTGCCCCGTCCTTTTTACCGAATACCTTGGTCAGCGTCTCGACGATACGAGCGATGAACCCGTCTGCCTCTACCTCTATACCCTCCGGTACCGGCATCCCTTCAGACGCCATAGCGGTAGCAACCGAAGCGGTGAGGTGAACCTGTTCGCACTCGTCGATGATCTCGTCCACGAATCCCCACTCTTTCGCCTCTTGCGCGGTCAGCCACTTATCTTCAGCCATCAGCGCCTTCAACTCATTCATCGGCTTCTTGCAGCGTTTCGCGTACATGGTGGCGATGGTGATATCTATCTTCTCCGCATCCGCTGCTTTCTTCTTGTACTCCTCTGCCTTGGCCAGAAGCTCGTCGGCATTGAGGGCATCCCACTCGAAGATCAAGAACGAACACTTATGCACGAGATAGAGCGCAGAAGCGTCGATGGAGATATGTTTGGCACCCATGGATGAGATGGTAGCTGCAGACGCATTCATACCACGGTAGTGCACATGCACGTTACCATGGTTGGCGAAAGCTGACGAGATAGAGAGTGCGTCGGCCACCGAACCGCCAAGGGAATCGATGAGCACATGCACTTCCTGGTCGTGCATCTTATCGAGAACCTGGTCCACTACGTTCTTATTGAAGTCCCAGTAGCCGACCGTACCTTTTAATTTCAGATCAAATTTTTTAGCCATAACTCAAAACTATTTTGAAATCGGCTGCAAAGGTACGGTAACCGGCTCACTGCCCCCAAAGACATATAGGATAAGGAAAAGTGCGCTACGCGTGTACGCACGAAGAGAAACGCGATATCCGCACGATATCATACCATTTTGCTGACGTAAGCACTATGGTTCGGGTACCAAAACGAACAAAGCCCCGGTAAAAGGGCCTTGTTACGCTTGTTACGCTTCGGACGCGTACGTACACGAGTTAATAATAATAGTGCAGGTAAAAACGGAATTATTTCTCAAATCGGGACGGATCCGGGAACATTACCTGCAGCAAACCGGCGACTCCGGAGTGGATGGCCGAGTTGTAGATCGAGAACGAATTGGCATCCTTCAGCAGCCCCCAATCCTCCTCCGTATTGAGGTGCTTCAGCTTAATGTCCTTGCGGTGGACGATGAACTCCGGACGGACGTTCTCCGCCTGTACGGCTCCCATGATGGAATTCAGACTGATACCTTCCTCCTGCATCGCGTACTCCTCGATACCGAGTGCCTGGAGATATTCCCATGCCGCACGGCTGTACAGTTTGTTCGTGTGCCCCTCGAAGAACTTATCCGGCATACCATGCTGCGCCATGAAGCGACCGGTGCGGTAGATGACTCGGGTATAGAGCGCGTCTCCGATGTTCTTACCGTCGCCCTGTTTGGGCATGTGGTCGCCCTTGTACAGGATGGGATAGTTCTCGAAGTCCGTCGGCTTAATGAAGAAATGATCATCAGACGACAGAAGGAAACGCTGCACGGTGGTAGCGCCGAAGAAATACGCGATCTTGCTGAAGACGTTGTGATACGGTGTGCGGTTGGGACTGTCCGGAAAATGCAGATATCGCACCTTCCCGGCGTTGATGAAGTCCGGCAGCATGTCGCCCACTATCCACACATTGCCCAGACCGATACCGAAACGCTCGATGCTCCGGAGGGAGTAACGCAGCTCGTTATTATCCCACTTCGAGCCGGTGCCTAATACATATACGACATCCATATTACTTCAGGTGTTGCGTGTACTTCTTATTACCGCCCC